TGCCAACAGGCACGAACCGCAAATGGCGATCAAGGGTGGATAGCCGGTATCAAGCCCGGCCCGCAGCTACTTCCACGGCCAATGCGCCGCAGCCCACGCCACAGCCCCGCCGATCGACAGCCCCGGCGCCTGGCGCCCGATGACGCCAAGCAGGCTGGCCCCGGTCTGAAGCCGCGTTTTGGCCACCACGATATCCTGCGCAATGCCGTCAATCTTCGCCCCGATGGCGTTGATATCGCCCGCCATCTTCTCCATGCGCGCGTTCGTCGCCTCCCGAAACTCCCGAGAGGCGTGCGCGCTCTGCTCAATCAGCGTCTCAACCCGCGTTACACGCTCCATGACCGCCACGAGGCCGGAATCAACGGTGTCATTCATGGAACATTTCTCCGGGCATCGCCACAACTTCTAGGCGCAATCAGCGCTTTCACGGAACATTGACGATGTGTTGATTATTGGCCGGGCGCCGTTGGCGGCGCTGAATGCTCCGTCTCAAGAACAGCCCGCAATCCCTCGCCCGGATGCCACTCGGACACGCCATCCCAAAGCACGACGTTGACCACCTCGCCTGCTTCGTTCAGCACGACATAGCGCATTGTTACCACTCCCACACGATGACAACGCCCGCGCCGCCCTGCCCGCCGTTGCCGCCCACGCGCCCGGCGCCGCTGTCACCAGCCCCGCCGCCGCCGCCGCCGCCGCCATACGTCCCGCCAGCACCACCAGCGCCGCCGTTGGCTGCCGTGCCTGATCCGCCGCCAGAACCGCCGCCGCCAAGCGGGCCGCCAGTGGTGATCGCAGTTAGGAATGATGTGCTAGGACTGTTGCCAGCGTTGCCCGCCGTGCCGATGGCGCCCCCCGCAACCGACGCATTGCCACCACCAGACACGTTGTATCCGGACATGCCTCCAGCAGAGGCCGCGCCAGCGTTGAACCCACCTCCAGCGCCACCGCCGCCCGTGCCGTTCGGATGGAACCCACCAGCGCCGGGAACGCCAGCGGCCGAGGTTCCACCACCGGAAGCCCCAGCACCTACAATATTGGCACCCCCACCGGGATTCCCGGCAACTCCGGTGCCGCCAGCGTTGCCAAAAACAAAAGCAGTGCCGCCAGTGGTGGAACCATTGTTTGCTTGCCCATTCCGGCCGGGCGGTATTCCAGCGCCACCGCCGCTAGTAGCCGCTGCCGAGCCCCCGCCGCCCCCGCCGCCACCGCCGCCAAACAACAACGTGCCAAACGACGAGATGCCGCCCTGCCCGCCGGTCGGCGTGCCGCTGGTGCCGCCTGTGCCGCCTGCGCCAACAGTCACTGCCACCGTTGCGGGGAGGGATGATGCCAGGAACACCGCGTAATCCCACGCCCCGCCACCGCCGCCGCCACCGCCCGAGCCGCCGCCCGCAGCCGCGTAGGTGCCCCCAAAACCACCGCCGCCACCACCGCCGACCACTTGGACCGCGACGTATCGCGCCCCGCTGGACTTCGTATATGTGCCGTTGCCGGTGAACGTCTGGATGGTGCGAGTAATGCCCGCGACTGCCCTAAGCGCCATTACACGCCACTCCCGCGCGTGATGCGGACGGTTGCCGTTCCGCTGGCCGTGATGCCCGCAACGTTCAGACCCGAACCGATGGCATCAACGCGAACGGTACTGATCTCTCCCGCAAGGAGAGGATAAGAGCCATCGCTAGAGGCGTTGGCGACGCCGCCAGCCGTGGCCACTACGCCGGCATTGCCGAACGCCACAAACGCCGTGGAAGGCCCTTCGTTGCGCAACAGCAGGGTATCGCCAACGGTGCCAAGAACGACATTGGTGCTGCCGCTGGTGGTGTTGCAGGCCAGCGTTGACGTTTGCTCCGGGAAGAACGCCGGGAGCGCGGACGGAATCGCGGTCATTAGTTAGGCTCCTTGCTTTCCAGGAACTGCGTGATCGCAATGGCCACGACGCGCCCGAATTGGTCTGCAACATCAGGGGTGCCGCTCATGTAGGCTTTCAACTCGTCAACTGTTGTTATGCCCTTGAGCGCTAGCGTTTGGGCTTCCGTGAACGGAAAGCCTGCCTCAATCAGCGTCATGTTACACTCACTGTTCGGAAGTTGTTGGCGGACACCAGCGCGAAGGTCTTGGATTTGCCCGCCGTGATCGTGGTCGGCACCCCGACGCCGCCGCCGTCGATTTGCGAAGCGCCGCTGTTGTTTGGATAGACGTTGATGGTCGTCGCCGTGGAGTTGATGACGGTCGTCTTAAGCCCGGAGATGGCCACCAAACGAATGCCCGTGGCGACACCGCCCGTCGCGCTCGTCACTTCGTTGATGTTCGCGGTTACGTCCGTTGCCGTGCCGATGACCGTGCCCGCCGCCGCAAGCTGAGCAACATTCTGGCGAATGGCTTGGTTAAACTGAAACGGCACGTCGCACAGCATTGGTGCCGTGCTGCTGCGAGCGAAAATCGACATATACGAGCGGATGCTGCCGCCCGCGTCGGTGCCCCGGAAAATCCAGTTGTTGTCCGACTGCAACCGCATATCGACGGCGCCGCCGCTGGCATCCGTCCAGCCCCATAGCGACGATCCGCCGTTGTCCAGCCGGCCGCCGCGCTGAAACTGGCCAACAATAGGGTTGGTCTGCGCATAGTTGGCGCCCGCGTAACCCACCGCCGGGCTGCCGCGATAGATGGCATCGACGCTGTAGCCCGTGCCGGTGATGACGTTGCCGACCACGTTGGCGCTGGCAGTTTCGGTGCGAATCACGCCCCAATTTGGCGCGGCGGTGAGCGGGTTGCGAATGACGTTCCCGGTGATCGTGATGCCGCTGCCGGTGCCGCCATTGAACACATAGTTGGTTATGGCTTCGGCTGTGCCGAGAAGATCGACAAACGTGTTGCCCGAGACGGTCACACTGCGAACATCGCCACGGATGACAAGCGAGCAATTGCGGAACACGTTGTTGGTGATCGTCGCCCCAACCATGTAGGCGCCCGCGCGCAACGGCTCAATCTGCGTCGGTCGAGCGGTTGCCTGCGCCGAAACCAGCTCATTCGCCGTCATGGTGAAGCCAGACGCCACATAGCCCGTGGAGGGCGGATCGGTTGGATCGGGATTGAAATTGACCATCTGCGCCGTGTTGTCGGACTCGATATAATTCCCGATCACCCGCGCGTTGCTCGGTCCGTCCCAATGGTCGGGGCCGCAGTTCAAGAACCCCTTCATGCGGCAGCCCTGCACAAGCGTGTCGTCGCATCCTAGAAGCGCCGAAGCACTAGAACCGCCCTGCGTCTTGCAATCTTCCACAATGACCCGGCGCGCTTTGCGGATGTGGAACAGATGCCCATAAGCGGCGCTGCTGATGTTGGACCAATCCACATCAATGCCACGGAACACGATATCCGTGTCTGTGATTACGCTGGCGTCGAAATTCTCGTTCTTGAACGCCCAATACTGGTTTGTGGGCCAAGACGCCTGCGCCAGCGCCTTGAGCGTGCCGCCGCCGGTCGTCGTGGTCTTGGATTTGACAATCATGGTGCGCGACACGGCAAAGACGTATCCCAGCGGCAACAGCACTGTGCCGCCGTTGGTGCCGATGGCGCTAAAAGCCGCTTGCAGGGCCGTGGTGTCGTCGGTCGTGCCGTCGCCCACCGCGCCAAACGCAAGGACGTTCAGCATCCCGGTAACGCCGCCCGACGCTTCGGCCAACTTCATCTTGCGAGTTGTGCCGGTCAACGCGCCCGTGCTGCCCTGAGTGACGGGCACAAGATCGGTCGCCGCAGCAGACCCGGCGGCGGGCGTGCCAAGCTGGGAAATGTATTGAATGGCGGTCACGACTTGCGCCCCTCAAGCTGGGCGACGCGCTTGCGGAGGCGCCGCATCTCTTCCCACAGAATCGGGATCAACTGGTCTGGTCGAATCGAAAGCGTGTCGTCCTCAGCTTTCACGAACCCGCCGAAGTCGCGCTTGGCCTTGGTGGCAATCGTGCCGATTTCTTCGGCGTTGAAGCCCCAATGCGTCCGCTTGCCAGGCTTCCCGCCGCCGCCGTCCAGCCATCGAAAGGTAATTGGCTTGATGGCGTCGATAATGTCGCCCGTGGGAACGCCGGTCAGCCGCTGAATGTCGGTTTTCAGCGACGGGTCGGAGGTCTGAATGGTGCCGTTCGCCGCCCACACGGCGGACCAGCGGGCGCCAGAGACGCCGCACACCAGCGTGTTATCGGCAGACGGGACGAAGCCGGTGCCGGCCGTGGCGATGATGTAGGGAGACGACGCGCTGCCCAGAACGAGGCTGTCAGAAACAGAAGTTTTCAGAACGTCGATATCCGTGCTGTCCGCCGCGTTGCGCGCCACGATGCGGGCCTGACTGTCCAGCCGGATTGCCCCGGAGGCAAACGAACCATTGTAGGTATCGAGCCCGTAGCCCGTGTGGACGCCTTGCAGGTCAATCGACGTGACGCTGTTGGTGTAGTCGGCAATCGTGGTCAGGCGCACGCTCTGCGAGGCGAACACAAGCCCCTGATTCCACATCGGGGAAACGAGGTCGGCAAGGTTGCCCAGCACCGCCACCGCCGCCGTCGCGCGGTTGGTGCTGATGCCGGTGATCTGCATGCCGAATACGGCAGGCTGCGCCGGGAAACCGCCCGCGTCCCCGAAGTGCGTCCCGCTGTTGTTGGCGAGGTCGAACTCCGCAATCTGCGCCCCGCCGATGGTGCAGGCTCCGGAGTTCAACAGCAGCAACGGGTTGAACGCCCATACGTTGCCGCTGCCGGCGTCGGCTTGGATGGCCGAGTAGAGCGCCACCTTGTTTTTGGCCGTTGGCACCGTAGCGGCGGCGCCCGTGTTGCTGACAAGGTTGATGGACAGCGCCAGTTCGTTTTGCGTGCTGGAAGTGGTCGTGCCGCTAATCGGGTTCATCGCCAGCAGCGAAGGATTGCCAATCGGCGTAATCGTCTGCGCCGCTGCGGTAGAGGTGGACGTGAACGCCGGCACCGTGAGGCGCCCCGTCATCGTGTCGCCCGCCTTGGCCACCGCACCGAGAACCGAAAGCGTCGCAACGCCCGTCTCTTGGTCCCACGCCTGATTGCCCAGGCTGTCCGTCACTACTTGCCGATACAGGCCATCGCCAAAAATGATCGCCCGCCCCGCCGCGTCCAGCACCACTGGATTGCTGTTCACAATCGTGCCAGCCTGGTCCTGATAGGTGTTCTTTGGCGTGCTTGTGCCGGGAACGTAGTGATAGACGTAACCCCCAGCCAACGGATTGCCGCTGGCGTCGATGAACTGGGTTTCGCCGTTGGGCAGAGGTAGCGCCATGCGGGCAGGCTCCGGGAGGACAGAATGGCGTGGGTAATCGGCACGGCGGTTGCGTCCGTGCTTGGCTGGCTCTGGTGGTCAGGGCATGGGATCGGCCGCATCGCCGCGTGGCTGGTGCTGACGGCGGTGGGCTGTTTCTGGTGGGCAATGCACCTAGAGGCGCAGTTTGGGCGCATCCCGGCGGATGGCCGGGCAGAGGGCGGCTATCTGGCTATCGCGGGTTTGGCTTGGTGCGCAGCGAGCGCGCGGATTTGGCTACTGCGGCGGTGGGCGCAGGCGGTTTGGATCAACGCTGGTGGCGCGGTTGGCGCCCCGCAACAGCGCGTTCTCACGCATGGGGCCGGTGATAGTCCCCCAAATCATTGACGGGATGCCGGGCGGGACGCCTACCGCAGCCGCAGCACCCTCAGCAGCCGCGCGGGTCGCTAGGCCCTTGGCTGCGTCGAAGAAATTCTGCCCGCTATCCGAACCCGGCGCGCGGGCCAGTGTTTCGGATGCGTGCTGGCGGCGGAGGTCGTTGCGCAGCGCCCACAGCTTAGCCATCGTCTCGTCACTGATCCCGTGCGCCGCATGCGGCTGAGTGCTTTCGCGCGCGCTGACGAGGTCCTTCATCATCCGCTGCACGCCTTGGAACGTAATCGGGCCGTTCCCGTTGTCGGAACGGATTTTCTTACTCCACGCCTGCAAGATTTCCATTTCGTCAATCGGCGCCGAAGCCTGCTTGAAGTTCTCAAGGTATTGGCGAAAGCCCGGCGCGGCCTGCTCGATCACGCCGTCTAGCGCATCGCGGATTTGCACCAGTTCCTTGCGCGCCAGCGACGCTTGGGCGCTGTCGTCGGTCTTGCCCTCAAGCAGATTGCGGATGTGGTTGCGCACCCCGTAGAGCATTTCGGGATCGGTGTATGGCTTTCCGCTTTTGTCCTGCATCCGGGCCAAGACATTCTTCATCGTCTTTTCAACGGACTCTTGGCGCCCGGCGGGTCCATCAATGATGGACTGCGCCATCTTGACAACCGGGGTCGCATCGGCTGCGCCCTTGTTCCGCCACGCCGCGCGCAAGTCCGCCTGTGCCTGTTGCTCCCGCGCCTGCTCTAGGCGCAATTTGAGCGTCGGGCTGCCCTCCATCTCGGCAAAGAAATCTGCCCGTGCTTCGTTGTTGCGCGCCCGGAGGTCGTCAAACATCTGCTTGGCGGCAGGCGATTGCGTCGCCATGCTCTTTTCGGCCCGCGCGGCCTCCGTGGTCTGTGCAATGTGCGCTTCGGTCGGAACGCTGCCCGGCACGTATTCGGTGTTGTCCGCCACGCCCGCCGGCTGGGATTCTTGCAACGCCTGCCGCTCTGCCGTCGCCCGCTGCGCCACAGCCTCCTTGCGGGACATATTGGCTTCCTGATCCGTCGCCGCAGCCGCGCCAGCCGAACGACGCGGGCCAGCCTCGGCAGCCACGCCCGGCGGCAGAAATTCAGGCGGCGCCGCAGGACGCACGGGAGGCGCTTCAGGAGCCCGCACACCGGGCGGCAGGAAGTCGGGGACGGGCATACCCGGCGGTGGCGGCGGAGGCGCAGGCGGCGTCCTGTCGGCCGCTATGCGGGCCTCTAGGTCGGCAGCGAGGCGTGCATACGGCGCTTCGGTGTGAACACCGGGCGCCAGTCGGTTGCGCGGCATCCCCATGCCACCGCCCATGAACGCCTCGGGGATGGCTGCCAGGTCGCGCCCTAGTTGCGGCTGGTCAATCTCCGCGCCCGCTTGCGCCACGCCCGCCTGAGCCCCGCGAAACAGGCCGTTGGCACCCCTTAGCGCCCATTCGCCCAATTGCGCCACAGGGGCGATAATCTGCCGGTTGACGCCCTGCATGAGCGTGCCGCCGCCAGCAGGCCCGAACACGCCTAGCCCCTCCATGACCGGCGTCACCAGCGGCGGTAGCGGCTGAGAGCCTTCCTGAAACCCGCGCGCGGCGGCGGCGCCGATGTTGCGGGCGCTGTCCACCATGCTGCCCACGGTGGTGCCCGTCTCGACCGCAGACGAAGAACGAGGGCCAAGATCGGCGCGGCGCTGGAAACGCTGCGGCATCACGGGATCGTCGGGGTTGCCCTGTTGGCGCCGGTCCTGTTGGGGCGGTGCGGGCGGCGCGTCACCACCCGGAAGCGCCTTGAGGAAATCCGCGTCGGACATGGGCGCCGGCTTGTCGGGGCCGGCGCTGGGCAGCGACTTGAGAAAGTCCGCATCGGACGGCAGGGCGGATGCGCGACGATCTCCCACGGGCTGCGACCTTTCGAAATGCGCCTTGACGGCCGGCACGTACTTCAGCGTCTCGTCAGGCAACGCCCCGCCCTTCAAGTAGGCATCAACGCGCCCCGGCCCGGCGTTGTAGGCAGCCAAGGCAAGTTCCGGGTGCTTGTAGCGGTCCAGCATCTGCGACAGGTATTTGGCGCCCGCGTAGATGCTTTGCTCGGGGTCCGTCAGGTTCGTGACGCCAAGCTCTTGCCCGGTGCCTGGCATGATCTGCATAACGCCCACAGCGCCAGCACGACTACGCGCCGTGGGATCGCCGCCACTCTCTTGGATCGCAATCGCCCGCAACAGGCGCGGATCAACGTTCCATTCGCGCCCGGCGGCTTCGAAGATCGGGGCGTATCTATCGACCACCGCCGCCGATACCCTGCGAGTTCGCCCACGCCCACGACTGCTTGACGGCCTCGCGATCCGCCGCCGGCATTTTGTTGAAGAATGTCGTTCGCTGTTCCGGCGTCATGCGGATCAACTGGAACACGCGCGGATCAAGGTTCTTGGCGAATTGCTCAAAGCCCTGATGGTCCGCCTTGTCGGGCCAGTTTGCCGCCAGCGTGGCGCGGGCGCGCATGTAATCGGCGTTCCCGCGAAGCTGGTTCACGATCAACCGAATGCCTTCGGGGGAAAGGCTGCTGTTGGGGTTGGCGCTTTGCGTGACGGCAAGCCGGGCATCGGAACCCGCGCCCTGAGCGTCCGCAATCTGCGCCGCCAACTTGTCAAACGATTCGTTGGCCGCAACGGTCTTTTCGTCCAGCCCAAAGGACCGCGCCACGCCGGGGGCAAACCGCACGGTGAACTGTCCGAATTTCTTCACCCGATCCGCCATGGAACCCGTGGTGAATTGCTCGGCTTCGGTCAGCATGTTGGACAGGATCGCGTCTTGCGACTGCGCCCGAACGCCCTGATCGGCAATCTCGGTGAAGCGCGTCGCCGCTTGGCCGCCGGTCTGAGATTGCGCAGCCGACTGCGCCGGGCCTAGCCCGGTCGCCACCTGGCCCGTGGGCGACGCCATCGGAGGCGCGGCAGGGTTGGCGGGGTTGCGTAGCGCGTCGGGAAGGCGCCCGGTGCCCAGCGGCGACACGGCAGGGCCACCAAGCGCAGGAGGCGTGACACTGCCCAGCGGAACGCTTGTCGGCGCCCCGCCCGGCCCCGGCGGCCCCGGAACGCGCCCCGCCAGTTCCGACCGGCTGGGGAACTGAGGAATGGCAGGGCCAGCGGGGTTGAAACCGCCGCCCATCATCGGATCGCGCACGATGCCCGGCTGCAAGTCCTGGCCATTGGACACACTGCCCGGCGCCCCGTAGATGCGCGTAAGCGCCGCGTTGGGATCAATGCCCATAAGCGCGAACTGCTGCACGCGGCCAATCAAGTCCTGCGGCGACTTGGTTGCCGCGATGCCCTGATACAGTTGCTGCGCCGTGTTTTTGTCAATGGAGCCATTAGCAACGGCCGAATCAATGCCGAGATGCAGCGCATCTACCACACCGTTGGCGCTGGCGGGGTTCTGCGGATCGTAGGCGCGCAAAGCGGTGCCAGCGATGGCGCCAAGCGTCTTGAGCCGCGTCGCCGCAAGCGCCTGTTGCTGCGTCTCTAGCGACTGCCCAAGCAACTTGTTCTGCGCGAACGTGTTGGCGATAGTGCCAACCTGCCCCAACTGCTGAAGCGGGTTCGGGGGCGCCGCAATGCCAGTGCCGGCCTGTAGGGCAATGTTGGGGTCAAGAGCCATTACCGCCACGCCCCCAACTTGTTCGCCAGCGCATACGTCGCGTATAGGTTCGCCGCGTTATTGATGCCGCCCACGATGGCATTTGTCCCGCCAATCGTGCCCGCCGCCTGCGCATTGGCGCCCGCCGTCAGGTTGTTCCCAGCGTTGTTCGCCGCCTGCACGCCCAACTGCCCGGTATTCGCCGCCGCGTTCGCGCCCACCTGGGTCAGCCCAAGCAACTTGTTCCAAGCGTTGTTTTTGTTCGTTTGGTCAATGTCGAACTGCGTCTTGTAAGTGCTATCCGCCAGCCCCGTGGCGAACCGCGCCGCATCCTTGAGCGCAGCCCCCGATAGCCCCAGCCCCTTCGCCGCCGCCGCAGACTGAACCGACTTCAGCCCCTGATCGCGCGTGAACTGGTAGCCCGGCGTTGCCTCTAGCTGCGCCTGCGTAGCCGTGAATGGCGCCGTCAGTTCCTTAAGCCGATTGACCAGTTCATCGCCGCCCTTGACGCCATACGCTCGATAAGGCGCCAAATCCTCGCGGGTCTGCTGGAACTGCTGCATCTGCATGCCGGCGGCATTCCGCGCCGCCGCAGCCTGCGTATCCGCAGCATCCCCAGCGGCCCCGGAAGACACCAAGCCACCAATCAGCGACACGCCGCCGCTGATCGCCGCCGAAATGGGATCGAACACCGCCGTTTCCCAGAGAGACGCAGGACCGGGGCTAAACTTCATTCCACCGCTCCACAGGAATCAGGACACGCCCGGCGCGCTCTACAGGCTTGCCAAGCGCGAAGCCCAGCCACCGCAGCCACCGAAGCGACTTCGTGTATTCCGCCGCCACCATGGTTCGTAAGCACACAAACAATTCCAGCATCAACGCCACCTGCCGGCGCGTCTCGCGGAGATAGAACTTCTTGGCCCGCTCCACCTGCGGCGTCGCCATCATCCACACCTTGCCGGTCACATGCTCGTCGTCGGGGATGACGCCGCCCACGAACGCCGGCACGCCATCCACCACGCCCGCGAACGTGTGGACCGACTGCGCCACCGCGTTGTCAAGAACCGCGCGCCCGCCGATCCGCTCCAAGTCCGCGCGCTCGGCGTCGCCCATCGCAGCGAGGAAGGCGGACAACAGGCCCGGCGTCACGGGCTCTACGGAGGTCACGCCGACAGCCCCGATACGAACAGGTTCACCACGCTCCCGGTGCTGGCCAGCGCCTGCAAGGTGGCGCCCGGCGTCAGGACCATGTTGCCCAGCGCGGTCGCGTCGTAGGTCTGCCCTGCCGACAGCGAGAACGCCTGAATGACCATGTTGCCCGCCGCAGCCGCGCCACCGCTCGGCACGCGATGCACTGTGATCGTGCGCGCCGCTACGTCGGTGTTGGTGAAGATCGCCTTCTTGATGATGAGAGTCTGCGAACCGCTCGCCGTCACATAGGCTACGGCGCCCGTGGTAAGGGTGCCGCCGCCTAGGTAGCTGGGGGAAATCGTTGCCATCAGTCCGCCACCATCAGGGCCACTAGGGCCGGGTCATTCTCAGGCTCGGTCGCCGTGTCAGCCATCGCCGCCGCCAGCATCGCGGCATCTTCTGGCGGGGTCGGTTCCATCGTGTCCGCCATTAGGAACGCCAGCAGCGCCGCTTCTTCGGGAGGCGTCGGCACCGCCGTGTCGTCCATGTTCTGCCAGCTGATCACGTCCTCAATCGTGGACGTAGCCGGCGCGCCGCCCGTGCGCTCCCACAGCGAGTAGAAGAACCGATACCAAGGCGGAGTGAGCGCCCCCGTTTTGATATCCACAAACGCCGTCAGACGCTGCGGGATGCCCTGCGCGATGCCGCTCATCGTTCGGGGTCCGCTTCCACAAACGCCCCATTCAGGGCCGTGCGAACCGGCGCGCTCCAGAACAGTTCAAACACCCGATCCCGCGCCATGCCGAGACGCTGGAACTGGATCGACTTATAGAACTCGCCGGTTGCGCCGAAATCGTCCTCAATCGGGTTCGACCACGTTTGCCCGCGCGTATCGGAATAGCGGAGATACAACTTGCTCGGCGCAACGTAAGCCATGCCGTTATCGACGCCGAGGAACACCGGGATCACGTCAGGGCCTAGCGCCGTATCCGCCACCACATCAGGCCCCAGCGCCGGGCCACCCGCGCCCGCCAGCGTGCTTCCCTCGTCGCGCCCAACTTCCATATCGGCCAGGAACTGCCGGTAGAACACGCGCCCGCCATTGTGGCCCATGTGCGGGAAGCCGCGTCGCCGCAGGATCGGGGCGCCGTTGTCGGTGTAAACGTTCAGGTCGTAGGCATAGAGTTGCCCCGTCTCCCAATCCTGAACCACGTTCTCGCCGTAGGCGTAAGCATGGGCAATCGCCCGGTGCCGATGCTCGCGCCCGTCGCTGTCAAGCCACATGCGTTCATGCCACTGGCCCGACACGATATCCAGAACCCACGTCTTATCGGCCGTGGGGAACGTCAACTGGTAGAACTGATGGCCTTCCTGCTGGTAGGTGAAGCCCACCGCATCGGACACCGTGGAATAGCCCGCCATCGCCGTCTCAATCGCGTGGGTGCTGACCCGCTGCGACTGGTAGCCCTGGCCCTTCACGACGACACGCCCGCCCTGCTGGTCCTCACTGAGCCAGAACAACGCATCGCCCATCTGTGCCACGCTGTAGGCTGCCGCGCACCCGTGCTGAATGAACGCGCCGTTCATGATCTCATACGGGAAGTTGGCACCGCCCGTGTTGATCCAAACTTCCGTCGTCCGCTCGCCAATCAGCCAGATTTCGCGATGCACTACCGCCGCCGTAACCAGCAGGTCCGACGCGCCAATCTTGGTGGCATACCACAGCGCATCAAACGACGTGGCGTTGCTGTCCGAAATGTAGAAGATGCCCGTGTTTGGCTTGGAAAACACGAAGTAGGTGTCTGCAAAGTCCACGCGCGGCGAGCCGTAGAACGCCGGGTCTGCCACCGCCGCAAAAGCATTTGTGGCCAGCTGCACGGTGTAGCCACTGCCAGCGCCGCCGGTCAGGAACAGCGTCGTCTGATTGTCCGCCATGCCCACGGGCACCGTGAACGTGCCGCTCAGCGTGCCGACTGAGGTCCACGCCCAATCGCTGCCGACGCGATACAGCGTGTTGCCCACCACGGCATACAGGATGCCATTACTGGCCCGGTAAAGCCCCCTGCCCTGCCCCGCCGTGGGAGGCGTGGACAGCGCCCGCAAGCCAGGCGTGGGGTAGTAGGTGAACGGAACCGGCGCGTCCTCGGGGTTCGCCTCGCCATACAGGTTTACGCTGCGCTGGCATGAGGCGATGACGCTGCGCGCCGTGTAAGCGCCGGTTTTGAGGGCCACTCGCATCAGCGGAAGGTGTCGCTATACACGTTGTAGCGCCGCCCCGGCACCGGAATACCCATCGGCATCTTCGCCATCGGGACTTGCAGGTTTGGCCCCCGCACCGCCCCCAGCGAGGCCGCTGCCAGCCGCGCCACGGCGGGGCTTTCCGGCAAGCCATACATCGGCCGCACTCGCACGGCGCCATTCCAGCGCAGGGCGTTCACATAAGCCGGCGGCATGGCGATATCGGTGGTCAGGTCGGGGAAATGCGCGAGCGGCTGCTTGAGCGTCAGGTGCAGCTCGCCAATCCCGGAGTTGGGCACGGGCCACGGGTAGAAGATGCCCAGCGGATACGCGGCATCATACCAATACCACGAGGGCCAGGTGCCCACGGTCTTGACGGCGATGCGGTTGTAGTCCTCGCGAGAGCCGATATCCCCCAGCGGGTAATCGACATACGGGGTTACGCCCGTGTAACGGAAGAAAGCCGCCTGCACCTGATCGGGTCGAGTGGTGTCAATGTTGCCGCCCGGCCCGACCGTGTAGGATTGCGCGCCCGTCACTGGAACGGACACGTCAACCAGATGATAGACGAGCCAGCGCTTCGTTGCCCACTCGTCCAGCATCATGTTCAGCGTGTCGAGAACGTCGTTCAAGTCCTCGGCACGCGGAGTTTGGCCAACGCCGTTGACCCCGGCATCCCGAAGGATAAGGGTGATGAGCCTTACCGGGGTCATGGCGCTAGGTCAGTTCGACAGGATGCGCGCCGCGATCTCGGGGCGGATGGCTTTGTAGCCATACAGCACCTCGATACGGCACGGAAACTGGTCGTTGTTGATGTCGTAGGCTCGCACCACGCGCATCGAAATGCCCTCCTGCACCTTGCGGCCGGCGAAATGCACGCCATCCGGCAGCGGCAGGTCAGCAGTCGCGAAGGCGAAGGCGTCCCGGTGATACACCACGCTCTGCTGGGTCGTGGCGGAAGCGGTGCCCACGAAAGTCAGCGCCTGGTTGTCGGCAGCGCCGTTGCTGACGTTCTGATACGGGCCAGAGGTCACGATGGACGGCGAGATGCTGATGGTGCCCGAACCGCCGGAGTACGCCGCCGTCACCACAAACTGCTGAAGAACGCCGGTCGAAACCTTTGTCTCAGGATGCACGCGGAACACGCCGCCGATGGTGAACACGTCGCCAACCGCCATCGCGCCCGTGCCGGTGTCCACAATCAGGCTGGAGCCGGTCTGCGCCGTGGCGGAGTTGGTGAGATACGCCGTGTTGCGGGCGCCGAAGGTGAAAGACGGCAGGAGCGTGTTTTCGGCAAACTCAAAGCCGCCGGTCACGCCCATGACGCCTTCCTCGTATTGGCGCTTGATCTGCGTCGAGGACTGGAAAAGCCCCTTCAGCGAGTCCACGAGGTCCACGTTCGACTGAGTGTCGATGCGGGCCATGTAGGTTTCGGCAGCCGGCGCGAGGTTGTCGCGAAGGATCTTGCGCCCCGACAGAACGTTACGCAGGGTCTGCGCACTGCCCGAGCCGTTTACCGTGTTGTACACGCTGGTAAGCATGGACAGCGCATCCGCCTCAATCGACGCGGCAAGCTGCGCCATCGCCGGCTCAAGCACCTGCTGGGAGAAGTCGAAGATGTTCAGGGCCAGCTGCTGCGAGTTGAACACGGTGTGAACGCCGCGCTGGGTCGCCACGGTCAGGCTGGTGTTCGTCTCGGTCACGTCCTGAAGGTTCAGGGCCTGGCCGGTGGTGGTGGTGAACTTGTTCGGCAGGCGGATGCGCAGGGTGCTACCGATCTTGGCGCCTTCGACAGCGAAGGAGCTGTCATAGGTGCGGTTGATCGACCCGACGAAGTTCAGCTTCTGATGCAGGATCGCGAGCGCAGCGTTCGTGATCTTGTCAACGTTAAGCAACGTATTGGGCATGGGAGGCTCCATCCATGGGATGCGCCGTCGTCACGACGGTGCGAGCGGGTTGCCTAAGCCCGCTTTGAGGGGGATACGGCTACGCGGGCGCGTGCCTCAGCGCCGCGTCCTCCGCTGATCGTTGAACCATTTCGTCCACGCTTCGGGGTTCTTGGTGGCGTCAGGTTCGCCCCCGGCTTCGGCGCGCGCGGCGCTGATGGGGGTGATTGGCGGGGCAACACGGCTGATTGCCTTTGGAGCCGGCGCAGGCCTCGCAGCCATCTTCGCCAGTTCCACGGCCATACGGGCAGGCGACAGGTTGAGCAGGCGCATCGCCTCGTCGGGGTTCTTCCCGAGTTCGTAATAAACCCGGGCGCCATCCTCTTTACCAAGCGCGGTCACGGCTTCCAGAAGGGCCGGCGGAGGTCCGCCAATCATCTGGAAGTTCTGCACAGCCGCCTGAAAATCGGGGAACTGGCTTTCGCCATGGTCCGCGATGGCGTTGCACGCTTCGTTGAAGCGGGCTGTTTCAAGCTGCTGCGCCGCAACGCGCGCCACTTCCGTTACCGGCACGTAGCCGGGCGGAACCTGCGGTGCGTCTTGCTGCTGCGGATACTGCTGCTGACCCTGCTGAATTTGGCGCAGATAGCCGGCAAGCTGTTCCGCCTGTCGTCGTGCTTCATGCTTCTCCCGCGTCAGTTCGTCGATACGCTGCTGAAACCACGGCTTGCGCTTTGGTTCCTCTGGCGTCTCGTCTTGCTGCTCTACGGTGTCCGCTTGCTGCTCCTGCCCGGTGTCCGGAGCGGTCTCAATGGCGGGCTGAGGCACAGATTCGACAGCCGGAGCCGTCGCGCCCTGCGTGGCGCTGTCCAATGTTTCGCTCATGGTGTCCATGGAGATTGTCGCCCGGTGAACCCCGCCGGTAGGGTCGGCACGTCAACGCTGGGCGAATGCCTTCTTCGGCACCGCCAACTTGTTCAGCCGGGCAACGATCCCCGGCCCGTAGTGGCGCACGGCTTCGGCGGTAAGCACGCCCTCGCCTCGGTCCATCGCCACGTATCCGTCATCCGGCCCGCGTGGGTCGGGGCCTCGTAGCCGGTTCTCGGTCACGATGCCGCCGCGATACATGCCGCCCGCGCCATCCATGCCGCCGTAGCCGCCGCCGGCTTCCATCCCGCCGCCGCCCATACCAGCCGCGTCCATGCCACCCATGCCGGCGCCTTGGCCGTCGCTGCCGCCGTCAAGGCCCGGCGACAGGTCCGCCAGTGGCTCAGACGTGACCGCCCCCAGCGGGGCCGTGCCGCTCGTGGTGTTGTTGGCGCTGCCGAAGCCGCTGAAGCCCAGCGCGCTCATGAAGTCGCCAAACGACGTGTTGCCTTGCGCGGGCGCCCCGTAGCCACCCCCGCCACCTTCCGGCTGCGCGAAGCCCTGCCCCATGTCCACCCGCTGCGGTGCCAGCGCGTTGACCGGCGCGGGCGCGGCTGCCATCGGCGGCAGGTTCTCAAACTCCGGCTTGGCTTGCGTGCGCGTTGGGCGCGTTGCAGCCGTGCCGCCGGTCATCCACACGGGATACTGGCGGTTACCGTCCACGCGGAACCCGTAGAAGCCGGTCGGGCTCAGTGCCACTACTGTTCTCCCTGCGGCGCCAGCCGGTTGCCTGTCGCTGCCCCGCCGCCAATCATGCCCAACAGCCCGTAACGCTTCAGAATGTCGATAATGTCATCCCGGAACATCACGTAGTTGCGCGAGCCCTCGCCAGCGGCGCGGGAGCCAGCGTCTAGGTATTGGATGCCGTCGATGCCGGCTTGGCGAAGAGCTTCTGCGCCGGCTGGCGTCCGGGCGGCGGTAGCAACGCCCCCGTATCCATGGCCTATGTTACCCAACGCTAGAACCGGGTTGTTGGCAAATTGTTCAGCCCAATAAGCATCAGGAAGCCCTACCCTCCCCACCGCCTCCCGCACCGCCGCCGGCTGCTGGCTCAGCGGCTTATCCCAATCCAGCAACCGCTCGGGCGTCGTGCGGAGGTTGACCTCGTACATGGAGCCGCGCGAAGCAGGGTCAGCCAACAGGCGCCGCGCTTCGGCGACTTTCGTTGCAAAATCCTGCGCGACAACACCGCCATTTGCGGCGCGCGAAATCTGCAAATTGTATTCCAGCGCAGCAATTGCTTTAGCAGGGTCGCCATTGGCAGTTTGCAACGCCCGAGAAGCTAAGCCCGCCGCATCGGTCGCGCCCGTTGCAGCGCCGTTTCCAACGGGAGACAGCGCTTCCTTGTAAGCCCGCGCCACCCCCTCATTCCCCGCGAAATACAGCCCATGCCCATACGCCTGCGCGCCCTCGCCCGTGCCGATCTTCGACATATCGAAACGGTCGAACGTGTGCGGCGAGCCGTGATAGGCGCGGATGGGATTGGTCGAGTTCACGAAGCCCGCCGCCGCGTCGTATGCCTCGTTGCCAGCCTGTGTCAGCCCCAGCAGGTCCGCCACCGTGTAGGGCTTGGCGCGGCCCGTGGCGGCATTGAAGAACCGCCCGACCTTCTGCGCCGCCGTCATGTAGGTTGACGGTGCCAGCGGCGAAAACTCCGGGCTGGCGTTCTCAATCACGCGTCCAGGCGGCGGCGGGTAGATGCTGGACCACCCAACCGGATTATCCTCAATCGGCGACGGCGCCAGCCTATTGCGCGGCGTAGGCATCGACCGGCTCCGGCGCGGGCTGCATCGCCTGATCCGCCGCCGCGTGCTGCGCCATCAGCGGCACGACGGGCTGCCCAAGCATCTGCGACACCATCTCGCGCACAACGGGCTTCAGCGCCTCCGGGTCGATCTTGCCCACGGCAGACAACCGTTGCGTCTCCGCCTCGTAATCCTTGCGCTGGATGTCCGCTTCCTGGTCCTTCAGCTTTTGCTCAGCCTCGGCAAGCTGCGCCTGCAACTGCTCCACCGCCGCATTGGCCGTCTGCGAAATGGCCTGCAACTGCTGCTGCATCTGCTGTTCCGCAGGCGACGGGCCACCCTTGACCGCAGGCGGCAGCAACTTGCGCAGCCGTTCGGCCAACTTCTCGCTGCCGGGGAAGTCCGCAGACTCCGCCCACAAGTCGCCCACGATTTCCCACGCGCCTTTCTGCTGCTGCATGATCTGCGAAAAGGCGTTAAACGCTTCCTGCCGCTGCGTGGCATAGGACGGGCCAACGTCGCTAATCACGTCATACTTGCCAATGGCAGGGTTCAGCACCGCCGCCACCGTCTCCGCGTCGAAATCCTCGTCCGCCGGGTCCGCCTGCTGTTCGGCGGGTGTTGCGGCGTTCGGGTCAACCGCGATCTTGAACCGCTTGTCATCCTTGCCCACGGCCTGCAACACGCGCGCGGTGTCGTAAACCTTGGGTATCAAGTCCAGCACGATCCGACCAAGGAAGCGGATCATGACCGCCTGATGGTCGATGAAGTGATACGTCGCGTTGTCGCCCTGCCGCTGCCGGGCGTTGATGGCCTTGCCGCTCGTCTCATTCGACGGCGCGCCCATGATGGCCTGATACTGGCCAGACACCAGCATCATCTCCTGCTGGGCTACCTGCATGCCCTCGATGTGGCCAGACGCGGCAGGCGGCGGGGCGATGCGCTGCGGCGGCGGGATCGGGTTGCCGGCCTCGTCAACGTCGTTCCAAATCAGAACGGAGGCGTTTTTGATATTTGCCTCAGTCCATTGCTCCATGTTGCCTTCGACGGCTCGCGCGCTGGCCAGCCACGGGCTTTTCGTCTGCAACGCCACAAACTCGACGGAACCCGACGAGTTGTAATTGTACATCTTCTGCGGATCGAGAAGCGCCCGGACATGGCCTTTGCGGTCCATCTGGCCTTCAATGACCGTCTCTTCACCGACAAGCCGGGCAATCGGGATGTATTTCCCCAGCCACGGCTTGCGCTCAACGATAGTGTTGCCGATGACCTTGCACCACTCCACCGCCTGGTTGACGGTCGGACGCTCGCGCAATTCCAGCCCCGCCGCCTCAACCTCGGCCTTCAGCATGTCATAGGCGCCGGGCGGCAGTTCAGACTTGCGCACCGTCTGGCCATCGGGCAAGGCAATCAGCGTGTCGGGTTTCTCCACCCGCCAGAAATATTCGCAAATGCGAACCTTCTCCCGGCCGCACCAGCTATCCGCGTCGTCAACCGGCGTTTCGGCAAACGCCTCCTTGTAGCGCCGGTACTTGGCCTCGGCTTCCTTGCGCGGCAAGTCTTCGAACACAAACCCGAACCGGGCATCGGAACCGTCATATTCCTGAATGTCCGGGTCAAGGTAGATCGTCAGCGGATCGGCAACCCGCTTGATGAAAATGTCTTGGTCAAAGCTGTCTTCGTCCGCGTAATCGACATGCACGCGGACATAGCCGATGCCGCCGAACACCGCGTTATACATCGCCGCCTCATAGGCAAGCGTTGCGTTGGAACGGTATTCAATGCCCCGAATCAGGGCCTCATACAGTTCCGCAGCCTTCTCCGTCGCCTCGCCGCCCACGGGGCGAATCTGGATGCCCACCTTGTTCTGGCGTGCGTCGTTGATGATCTGTAGGCAGTGCTGGCGGGTCTTGTTAACCGTCAGCATGGGTTTTTGTGAGCCAGGTAGGCTACGCGCCCGCTGCACATCATCCGGCCACTGCCACAGGTTGCGCGCGTCGCCGTTGCCAAACTTCACATCAAGAATGAAGTTCTCGCGCGCCGTCGCTTCCCAATCCTCGCAGGCCGCGAAGTTCGTGCGAATCTCCTTCAGGAGATCGTCGTCTCTCAGGCCAGCCATGCGTTATTTCCGGTCACAGCCGGGCGGAAGATTGGCTTCATCGCGGCTGGTGCCTTTTTCTCGCGCAGCGCCACAGCCAGATACCGGAAGGCATCGGCCGCGTGACTTGCGTCGTCATGCAGCGGCTCTTTGGAGAACTGGCCCGTATCCGGGTCCACGTCGTATCGGTAGCGGCGCAAGTGGTTCAGCCCATCGGCGCAACGGTCGGCATCGAACCACACGTTCGGGAACAGCGAGCGGGCGGCGTTGATGCCGTCCACAACCTTAGCCTTGGGCGTGATCCGCACCGTGCGACCGGCCGCGCGCATCTGCTGGGCAATCGTGCGCTCTGAAGCCAGCAACTCGTTGTTCGCGTCGTGCGGCAACCAGTCGTCGCCATAGACGTAGGGCTTGCCCTGCAACGCCTTGAGGTAATGCGCCAGTGCCTCGCCGCTGTTCTCATAGAAGTCAATTACGCGAAACTCAAAGCCGACGATCTGCGCAAACCAGATGCTTGTCTTGTCCGCACGGCCCAAGTCCCAAAACGTGTGAACCGGCTTGGTCTGATCGTACGGCACCCGGCACAGGCGCCCTTCCTCGGTCGCCGCCCGCAGTTCCTTGGCATAGATCGCGCCATCAAGAACCTGCCGACAGTGGCCCTCGTAGATCGTCAGATAAGCGTCCGGGTCCGTCTCCCGAAGGTGCGCCATCTCGGCCCGCAATTCCTCGGGGAACCACGGGTTATCGCGCCAGTCGATTTTGACCACCTCAGCGCCTGGCGGCGTGTTCTTGACGAACCGGACATAGGTTTCATCGGTGTCCAATTCGGGGTTAAACGACACAATGATTTGCGAACCAGGCTTTCGGATCGTCGGGATTAGCTTTTCCCACGACGCCTTCGAAACCGTCTGCGCCTCTTCAACCCAAACCCTATCCGCGCCCTCTAGTGATTTGATATTGTTGATATTATGACGAAGGCCCGCGAAAATGAATTGCGTGCCGTTATCGCCTTTTATCGTCGTCTGCTGGACTTCGTAGAACCCCGACAGCCCCAACGCCGCAACCTGATCGGCCAACAGGCGGTGAACGCTATCCGTGATGGATTTCTGAATCTCGCGTGCGCAGAGAACGCGAAGCGGTTCCGCAGCCCCTTGCACCAGCAGCGCGCGGGCCACGCCCCACGACTTGGCCCCGCCACGCCCGCCATAGAGAACCTTGTAGCGCCCCGGCCGGAACAGGCATTCCAGCTTCTCGGGGAACTCAATCTTGGGCGCCAGGTCGGACAAATGCCACCGCTAGGGATGTGGGTTTGCCAGCGTCATCCGGCGGCCCCTGCAACGTCTGTGCGGGCTTGCCTTCCAGCCGATCCGCGATCTTCTCAGCCGCCGTGATCTTGTCGCGTGCGCTAGCGTTGGGATCGCTCAGCACGTTGACCCACGTCGTCACCACATCGGCGCGATACGGCTCCAGCAGTTCGCGAAGTGTCGCCATCTGCTCCTTGCCTCGCGCCTGCGCCTCGTAGCCGGGCTGGTTCTCAGCCGTGAACGTCTGCCGCACGCCGCCAGCGTCGCCGCCGTAGCCCAGCCCCTGCGCCGGGCCTTGACCGTTGCCCTTGGCGGGAATGCCAGACGCAGGCATGCCAGACGGCGCCTTGTATGTGGCGTCGCCCGGCTTGCCCCATCCGCCGGCAGGCATGGGTTAGGTGTAGGTCCCCAGCCCGACGTTCGTGATCGTCATCGTCGGCGCCGCTGCCGTGCCGCCATACTGCACCACGAAATCGCGGAACGTGTTGGTCGCCACGGTCGCAGTGCCAGTGACGGTCACGCCAGTTCCGCCCGCCAGCGTCAGCGTGCCGGCGCCGCTGTTGGCGATGCGCAACACGTAGGCTTGCCCAGGATACGCGGTCGGATCGTCGGCAAACATCTGCACCGCCGTGCGCGTGGTCTGCGTGCCCGGCGTGGCGTTGGTCGTGATGCACACCACGTAGTCGCCGCCCGTGATGATGTTGGCGGGGATGGTGCCGGCCGTCTGGTTCAGCGCGGTAAGCTGAACCTGCGTCATGCGCACGATATCGGCCGGATCGACCATCCGCACGCCGAACGGGAAAAGGTTGCTCGACATGGCGCTAGACCGTGTAATTCAGCGACGCGGCGGACATGCGCCACTTGCTGTTGGTGGCGTCCCACACGCCGCGCACGATATCCATGCGCGAAGCGGTCGTGGTGAGGGTCGGGGCCGTGGACGCGGGCCACGAGAACGTTGAAGGCCAGGTCACGGTTCGCGAGCCGGTGGCGTCCTGAACCACGCGGATTTCGATCTGCTGGCCAGGAACCATGTTGGTCGGCTCGCTCATGGTGCGCGAGGCGCCAAGCGTCCACTGGAACTGGCCACCAGAGGAACAATCCCAGGTCTGAGTGGCGCCATCGGTGATGACGTTGACGCCACCGTACTGAGCAATCGGGTTGCCGGGCATAGCGGGTTCTCCAACACAGAAAACCCGCCGGGCCGGAGCCTAGCGGGTGGGTTCAGACAAAAATTGCAGCGTGCCGGAAGCGATAGCACGAACGCCCCCGGTGTGTCAACGGGGTATCGTTATTGGTTTCATCGTGGCCAAAATTGCCCGCGCGCGCAACCCAAGCACCTCGGCGGGACGTCCAAGCGTCTCGGCTTCAATAATCTCAGCAAGCAAATCCAAAACCTGCGCCAATTTCTCGCGATCGTCGCTCATCTCGCCATCATCAAGCACAACCATACGCCTCCGCCGCCCGTTCCAGCGCCGCCACCAACTCGACGCTTGCCAGCCCCTTCCGCCGCTGCATCGCCACGTCGAACGCCTCCACGGGCTTGCCCTCAATCACCACCCACCGCACCACGCCCTGCGACGCTGCCAGCCCCATCGCCTGCACGCCGCGCGTATGCACGTCCGCCGCGCTCAAGGCCCGCTCCTGCGCCAGCAAGAACACGCCCGAACCGGTGTTGCCCACGCGATCCGCACCCCACGGCATCGGCCCCATGCCGCGCCCGTCTGACAGGTGTTCCCACGCCTGCCGATAGGCAAGTGCGGCCTGGTGCATGCCGCGCGTCAGGCCCTTGATGCCTTCCCACGCTTCGCGCCTGCGCCCGCGCTTGACCGTGGCACGCACGCCCACGGCCACGTCCTCGATGACAACCGGGATCGCGCCCGTGCCGAAATCGGACGTTTCGCGTTGAATTGGTTGGCGAATTCGACGCGCGCGCGCCCGCATCGTTGCGGCTTGGGGTTGGATCAAACCCATGGGTTCGGCCCCGGTTTAGTCATAAGGCGCGGCTCATAGCGACGCGTTAGCTGCAACTCGGGCTGAGGAATATCCGGAGCCTGCACCCAAATCAGCCGCCCTTCCCCAGCACCGACCACACGCCAAACCGTGCCATCGTTGCACAACGCCACTACTCCGCCATCACCGCTGGCGATTTGCACAACTTTGCGCATCATTTGCCCACTTTCTCCGAGCCAGCAAATTGATCGGCGCCAACCGAATGCGTCGCACCCCACAGTTCAAGGTTGTCCGACAACAGCAGGAACCGCTGCACCATGTAGCGCTGCATCATGGCATCGACCACGCGGCGCATGATCGCATCACTCATCGCGCCCAATCTCCCGCGTCCTGCTCATCGGCCCCGCCGGTCGGTGTTGCTGCCACGTCTGGCACAGCAGCGTGCGCACGGCCTGCGCGGCTCGCGTTGGCGACACCGGCACGCGGTATTCGCGCGATGCGTCGCAAGCGTCGGGACGCAGACACGGCGCCCCTTCGCAGCAGATGGCCCGAGCCAAAGCGTCAGTGGTCATCATGCCCCCATCATACCCCAAATCGGTGCGCGACTGAATCGGGAAAATGCACGAAAAAACTTCCCCGTGACGCCACAATGGCGTTGACACCCCCAGCGCATGACGCTACATTGGCGTCATCAGCAAGGGAGACACGACGATGGCTTACCGGATCAGCTGGACGCATGAAGACGGATCGCAGGATGAAGGCCCGGCCGTGTTTGCCAACAAAGCCAATGCCATCCGGGTCGCTCGCAAGGATGCCAAGAGCGCGTGGCGCAAAGAGGCGGGTTACGTGGCCGTGTGGGTTGACGACAGCCGCACCGATTGCGGAATTTGGCACCGCAACATCTAACCCCTCGGGGGCTCCGGCCCCCACCCACCCACCACAC